AGTAGCCCCAGACTCCTTACGTTTGGACTGCTATAACTGCTGGGAACCCCACATCAGCCGTTTTCCGAGGATGGTAATATCGCCTCGATAACGGACAACCAGGTCACCCCTATCTAGAGGGGGCCTGGTGATCCAGCTATGGTAATAAGCTTACCACGGATGGTCTTTATGCCTTTAGGCGAGTGGTAATCCCTTAAGAAAGGAACCTACAAGATCAGACGGACCACTACAACAACGACTTATCATTATTATGAATAACAAATCGTCGCGTTCGCGGTCAACGAGCAATACACGTTGGATCCGTCAGCGAGAGCTGATGGCCTTCATGATATTGCCAGTCTGGCTAATAGGCTTGCGCACGCTTTGGGGGACTTGTTTCCGCCCACTCCACGATCATGTGTTGAGACTTTGGCGAGCGAACGGTAGCCTTTGGCTTACTCAGTACCTCGCCCAAGTCTGTCGCATTATCGTATTGTGGGTTGGAAAGCAGCCGTACGTAGAGCTCCCTGGAACTGTACGTGTCCGACTGACTCGATACGGGTTACCCACGATTCTACCGGCGGCGCTTCGGAAGATCTTCCTTTCTCTGAGAGATGAGGATCATGCCTATGCGTTTAAGGTGATTCGTGTAACTCTGTCTATCCTTTCGGTTTACAGAGTGATTGGCTGCCGTCCGAACCTAAAGATGGAAACCATTACTGGTCCCTTCTCAGGTGCGGCGGTCACACTAGCCGTTTGGGAAGTGAGTCAAGCCGTAGGTCTGTTACCCCGGGGCCTTGCTATCGCAAAGGTCACGTGGACATACCTTTCGGAGAGTGCTGGTCCTAACTTCAAGCGTTCAACCTGGTCCGCGGGGCTCGATGCTCTTGCTTTCCTTCGTGATCCACTTGTGTGGTTTCACTGGATTGCTATTGCATGGGCCCAACGGGCGTGGGTACTACTAACTTGGAATTTATTCACAGTACTGGTGACTCTTCCTTTAGTTCCATTGTTACTGGTGACTGGGAAGATACCTGGTCGTCTTGGAAAGCTCGTACAATTGTTTGAGGCACGAGGTAAAGTTCGTGTAGTTGCCATTACAGATTGGTGGAGTCAGACCTTATTGGCCCCTCTCCATCAAGCTCTGTTTGACATTCTACGCGAACTGCCTCAGGATGGGACCTTCGATCAGTTGGCCCCAGTCCACCGCCTCATGTCATATGTACGCGCTTCCGGATCTCCGGTATTTTCCTATGATCTCTCAGCAGCGACGGATCGACTTCCTATTGCGTTCCAGATTCAAGTCCTCCAGGCACTAGGTGTCTCTTGGGCTATGAATTGGGCGGCATTACTTGTAGTGCGGCCTTGGTATCTCGGTAAGGAGCCTGTCTTCTACGCAGTTGGTCAGCCTATGGGGGCTTTGTCCTCCTGGGCGATACTAGCGGTGTCTCACCACTTGTTGGTGCAGATTGCTGCTCGTCGTACAGGTATGACCGAATGGTTTGCTCACTACGCTCTTCTCGGTGATGATATCATCATTGC